CTCTACAAGTAATTGAGAAACATCCATTCCATCGATTAAATGCTCCTCTAAGTGAGAAGTTAGTCCTGCCTTTTCACCGATAGATTGAATTAAATCTACGGCGTATGCTCTTGCTGTCATTTAATTACCTTGATCCCTTCAATTCTTTTAGTTGACCCATCTGGATAGATAGCTACCGCTCTTACTTTAGTAACTGGCTTACCTTCTATCACTCTTTGTGCATAAGTAATGTCCTCTGTCATAAATGAGCCTGTTATTTCGGAAGATAGCCCAATGTCGGTTGTAACCCTAGCTCTATAGTAATAGCGGGTACCAGTCTTAAGTCCTGATAAATCGAATGTAGCTTTAGTGTCATTAGTATCAATATGGAGATTCTTGTCATATGATGGAGATTCACCATAATCCAATTCCCATTTGACCACCTTACTATATTCGCTAGTATTCATACACGAGGCGGTTATTTGAGCAGAAGTGGTCTTGATTTTTGATTCACCTATAGCTAGATTATATGGAGCTGAGGCTCGAGGGATTGGGATCCAGTATTCCGCTGCACCTGTATGTCCCATTGTGTCGTGGAAAAATATATACAGACGGATTGTGGTTGCTAGACTATGTACTTGCACTGAGCCAGTGTAATAGCCTGAGTGTAAATGCATCCAATGTTCTTGACCACGAATAATTCTTCGCCAACCAGTATAGGGCTTTATTAGCCTGTTAGTAGATAGATTTTTATTGTCAACACTTAAGTCAACCATCCAAGGATAATCCCAGTAGCCTTGCCCATATGTATTTCCTGTTCTAGCGGCAACATTAAACTGATAATAAACGGTATTACCTTCTCGCCTAATTACATCATCAAAAGCCTGAACCCAGCATTCAGGTACGTCACCGAATACGCATTGCCAGCCCCTTGCCGCCACGAATTAACTCCTTCCCGCAATGAATACTATTAGAGTTTTGCCTGGTTTCGCACTAGGTAGAGAATCACCCTCTTCAATAAGGTCAAACTCAATCTTACTATCTCGAGAGGTTAAAAATCCAGCAGATGCAATATTGTCAGATAATTTAGCAGGTTTTTTAACTCCATTGTCAATAGAGGAAGCTGGAATAGCACTTACTCCTCGATTTACCGTGACATTAGCTAACACGATATATGGATTACCCGCACCAATACTTGCTTGTATTTGACTTGGTGTTGCTGGTACTGGTGTGGATGTTGGAGTGCCTTTAACAACCTTAAATTTAAGACCACCTGGGTTATTGATATGCCCAGAAGTAAAATTCATAGCTCGATCGACATAAGCAACTACACAATCAATGCGATTGTTAACACTATCCGCACCTGGAATAATTATTTCTTCAGTGGAGTCTGACCATACACCATACGAATAAGTGCTGAAAGGAACCATAGCGGCTCCTTCAGATATATTTAACACCATAGATGGTGATGTTCGGGCAGTTACCTCAAATCCACGAATAATCTCACCTCCTAGAATTTCGGAGAGTATTCGGAAATGTCCATCTTCATTAGTTTTTCCGCCTGAATCGCGATTAGATACAAATGTTGTCATATAATTCTATTTTATCACGCTCGATAGAATGAGCCTGGCTGTGTTGACAATAGGATGTATGTTGTATCTTGCGTTTGTTCAACATAATATTTCTTTGTGTTTTTGGTCGATCCTGCATTAGGGTGAATCATATAGGACGATGAACCCCAACTGCTTGGATTCCTGTGTAACATAACAAGAGGTATATCCTCTGATGTTGTAATAAAGTATAGTAGGATTTTCATAGATTCACCTATATTCCCAGTGAACGGTACGTGTACCTGGTATTTATAAAATCTCAAAGAATCTGCACTCGCAGGTTGAGTTGAGTTCATTTTAAGTAGACTATTTTCTAATGCTGTTAAACGCTCTTCTGGTGTCATAATTTTATATATCTCTTTGTTTTTCTCGAGTTATCTGAATGGTACATTCGTAAGTAGAATAGACTTTTATTTTATAGCGAGCAGAGGGTGGTTGCGAAAAATTAGAAACCCCAATGCTAATAAACTCTAGATTGTTTTCTCCTAATTCAGGGATCCAGCCAAGGAAGGGTGGTTCTACGCCTGCATAAGCCATCTGCCTAGTGTATGTATAATCAACATCGCCGAACCAAGGATATTCTACTATATTTTTGCCGTTCACTTCGGCTTCCATGATAATCATATAAGGAGGTTTTATTCCACCCGTACCAACGAAATCTAACTGAAGAGTTGCCCAGTAGATCCAGTTCCCTGGTGCCTGAAATGGAGTGTCAATAACAATCTCTTTATCCCACTGATTAAGAGTTATCTGAGATTCTATCACCCTTACCATTCCCGAACCGAAGCGGTTTTTGGCTTGGTATTGTATTATTTGATCTTCTAATTCTTTAAGACGTTCCATTATAATTCACTCACCTGTAATGCTCCATCTGAGAAGCTGACTATTTCTAATTGTACAGAAAATGGTAGGAGAGATTTATCACTGATATCTGGATAACTTTGGTAGCTACTTAAGTCGAATCGATCACAACTAAGAATAAGTGTGTTATTTTCAATACTGTAATTAGATAGACTACTAGTAGTTTCTAAGGTTTTTCGAACGCTTGATATAGATGCCTCAATACCATCTTTATTGTAAACCCTTAACACTGCGTACATAAACGAATCATTGCCATCTAGTGGTACGAATCGGTAAGATAAGTCTACTGCCCAACCGCCGTGGCTAGGCTTGCTAGTCATTCTATGAGATTTAAAACGAAAGACTTTAGCTTCACCCAGTTTATATGCCTGATTAGACTTCATCTGAATAAATTGTCGTTCAAGATTAGTTAATCTGCTTGCGAAGTCCACTACATGTCCTCCAGCTGAACCCAACCTGAAATACGACCTCTAGCCTGCTCTGGGTACATATAGTTGCTCCACAATTGATATTCTAGTGGTTCATATGCAGGTTTATTTTCAAGTCCTACCGACACCCCATCTGTATAATATCTTCTTCCATCACCATAATAGTGCCAGACTTTCACGTAATCGATAGGATATGGTTTTCCTAGATCTACAGTTACACTCACCTTAGTATTGTCAAGGTAAGCATAGTCAGCAGTATCCAAGTTTCCATTTGTAATTCGTTCAGGGAAATGAATCCCTTCAGGATAACTAGTTACATTAGCCTTGAAAGCTCGGTTAATCGGTTTGCTGTCTTGCATTTCGATAGCTTGAATCTGAACCCAGTGATTTCCTGAGTTTATATCACTGCCGTTGATGATGTCTTTTATATATCTAATATAGATTGGTTTCTTGCGTGGAATAGAAGCTCGTTTAAGCGTTAGGGTCATTGTTTCAGCCATATCATTTGTAATACTCCAAGACATTCCTGTAATTCGGTACTTGTCAGTGACCGTGTCTAGGTAATTATCATTTTCCATCTCTACAGAAATAATATCTCCAGTTTCGATAGTGGTAGGATTTATAGAACCATCTCCTACAGTAAGAGCTGGAATATCTGTTGGCATTCTTCCTAATTCAACTTCTCCACGGGAATGTTGGTATAGCGTTGTAGATAATTTAACGTCATTCAGGGTTTTAGTCTTTACAATAGTTCCATATTTTTTACGAGATTCTTTGTCGTGGGTTATTGCTTCCAGCCTTTCATCACCAATACCAGATCCGATAGTATAAGAATAATTGACCATATCACTGATATCTCGCGTAATAGTTCCTCCTTCTAAATTGAATGGATATGAAATATGTATGTCCTGGGATTTATCTTGACCTTTTTTATCGAATACGTTGAATTGTCTATCAGGCGTAAATGAGAAGTCGAAGTTGTCATTTTCAAGCTTAGTCAAGTTAACAATACCCTCTTTAACATCTTGAAGTTCATAACCTCGTTGGCGGTTATCTAATTGTGCTGAAGAAGCTGTATCTACACCTAGAGGAACTCGTAAATCATATAAGGAATCATCATCAAATGAATATGTAACCCTGAAGTCTGTCACGTGTATCGGTTTACGGGTAGGGTCATTGCCTTCTATCATTAACCAACCATTGTCATTGATCATTGAATAGTTCGTAATTTTATATTCATGCCATGTATTATCGAAGTCGCTCCTTGCAAATTCTCTTAAGATAACTTGGTCGCTAGAAATACCTACCTGAGAACGCTCGATTATTCTTGCATTTTGATAGCTAGGAGGTATAAGTTGTTTCCATGAAATATCTACCTTAGTGCCTGCGGGTATATTTAATTTAACAGCTAATGAACCCCATCCCTTAGGAATAGGAGTTGCTACAAAAGCAGCTTTCTTGATGTCATCTCGATAAACAGCTCCATCTCCCTCATTTTTCAATCCATATGCGAATACCCAGCCATTTGTATTTACAGCAGGTACAGATGTCTTATTTATAGGTTGAGCTTGCTGAGAATCTACAACCAGAGAGCGTGCTATTTGTGCATAAGTCTTTCGAGAATATTGAGCGTTTGTAATTCTGCCTTTAAAAAGATTTAAGAATCCTAGACATCTAACTTGAAGAGTATTGTTACTCTCTTTATTTAAATTAATATCTATCTGAGCAACATAACCACCGATAATATATTTTCCATTGTAACGAACTCTGATATCGTGAACGCCTGGTGATAAAACTTCATCAGCGGGTACTCCCATTTCTTTACATTTACGTTTGAACTGTTCATAGTCTAGTCCGAAATCAAACTCATCAACATCATTCAATTTCCATGTAACTCTAAGTCCACTGGAAAGAATATGAGAAAAATCGGCAACATAAGCACCTGTTTTCCAGTCATAAACTTCAATGTCTAGTTGTGTGATTTTAAGCTCTGATGGCTCTTGCATATTCCTCCTTAAATGCCTTCAAAACCGTTTCGCCAAATGATAGTTCCAAAGTCTGTGTCTGTTTGCTTGTTAGTTTCTAATACAATTCTATTTTCACCTCTTTTCAATGACCACCATGTAGAATCTAAGGCTCGTGATGAGGCTACGCTAACTCCATTAAGAGTTATTATACGTTTTTTCATATCAATACGCAACTCTGAATCACCAGAAATAGTCAAATTCATTTTTATGTGTTGGTTAGTTACGATATTAGTAATCTTTGGATTAGTATAAGCACCTTTAAGAATAATAAGCGGGTAAACTTCAACCGATCCTGTATTCATAATACTTGTAGCCACTTGTCCCGAAACCCATTGTACAGGCATATCTGATGGAATGGTGAATCCTCCTGGTTTTTCCTTATAGAATACTTGTTGTAAGAGAGATGATTGAGGAGAAGTTCCATCTCCACCATCGTAAATTATAGGATCAGGACAGATGAGGGTAATTTGAAACTCTCCAGCAGTAGGCATTGTGATATCTGATTTAACATCGGCAATAAATCCCTCTGTATAGTAATTCCTGCCTGAAAAAGTACTAATCATAATAGGGTAATTTTGACGAATATGTAACTTGTTCATCAATCCCAATCTTAAATCATCAGCCTCCTGACAACTCTCACCTTTATAAAAGCCACTTAGGGTAATGGTTCTAAAACCATATAATTGAGATGAAACATATCCACCATCAACACCAGCATAAACTCCATCTGCCGTCCTGATAGCAGGAGCAGACAAGCCTGAAATAGGCGATACTAACTTATAAGCTGAATCACCACCAAGTATGATATCATTTCCAATCTTAAATCGCATACTTCTATTATACCTAAGCCTTCCCTAATTCCCATTTCAAGTCACGAACCATCTGATCCACTGAGTATTGAGTATAGTTGTTGTTTGTTTGGTTAATCACCACATTCTTCCTGCCTTGTTGTGGATTACCATATACGCCTGTATTGTCATTGTACATATCTGGTGCTAAGTTGCTTGATACGTCTAATGATGGCGACATTGTAATGTCATCCATTGAAAGAATATCAACCACTTGATCCACTAATGAAGTAGCCGCATTGACCACTTGGGATTGACTTTGTTGAACACCTTTAGCCAAACCTTGAGCTGCGAAACGACCACTTTCTATAGTAGTTTTCCAAGGTGAGTGTTGTTGTGCTCGATCTTTAAGACCTCGTAAGAATTTCTCAGCAACCCACCAACCAACTGAGTACACATTTCGGCTTTCTACTCCATTAATGAAGCCTGAAATAGCGTTATTTCCTGCTTGCCAATAACCACCAACAGCCGTTACGCCTTCTTTAAACTTGTTGCCGACATCGTTACCTACACCCCAGACTTCACCTGTTCGAGATTTGAAGCCATTTATTAACTCACCTACAAGGGCAACTCCTTGCCAATAATGGTCAGGGAACTTAGATTGGATAGATTGCCACAAGGCACTTTGGATTCCCCATCCAGCACTCTGAACGGTTCCTTGTTGAGATAGAATACCTTGTCCTATTTTTGCGGCTAATTGAGCGCCTGCATCATATGCATTTCCGATTTGTCCAGCAAGGGTACCAATAACTCCACCAATTACTTGAGATAGGGTTGCTTGTAAAGTTGCTATAGAGGCTTGAACAGCTGGATTTACTTGAGGTAGACCAGTTAATGCCCATGCGAACTCAATCAACTTGTTAAGCATAGATTGACCCATTCCGATGATCCACTCTTTGTTAGATAAGTCCCCTACATCTTGATTGATTTGACAGACTTCCCATACGGCGTGACGAACATTTCGTAAGTTGTCTAACATTCCGTCTTGAACAGCGGCTATAGTGTTTACTGTCCAGCTGAATCCAACGAATTTGTTAAGCATAGACTGAGCCATACCTACAATCCATTCTTTTGCCGCCATATCGCCAACATCTGCGTTTACCTGGCAAACTTCCCACACTGCGTGTCGGATATTTCTTAGAATATCCCATTTGTCAGCACCAATCTCAACTAGAGAGTTGACAGTTTGTGCGAATCCAGAAAACTTATTAAGTATGGATTGAGCTAATCCTACGAGCAATTCTTTTTCACCCATAGCTAACCCAGTAGGAATTTTACCAATTTCACTTATTATAGAGGATACTGCTGTGATTTTAGGTACGTTATGACCTTGATCAACAGATTCCATTCCATTTATGGTCTTAGCAATCTCTGTGAACTTGTTAAGTAAGGATTGAACCTTGCCCATTTCGTCTTCAGAAATCATTCCGCCAGTTGCAAAACTCTTTAATGAGTTCCATACGCCACCAGTACCTTTCTGATCTATAAGCGTTCGAACAATTCGAGAAATAGTCTTAATATTATCTTCTGTGCCTTTAGCCTCCTGAGTCCAATCAAAAGATAATTTCTTAAGATTGTCAATCATAGACACATAAGTACCTACAATAGAAGCAACATTTTGACTGGTTCCAGCCTTAAAGAAGGTATTCGCACTGTCTGAAATATTTTGAAGCCAATCCGTACTGCCTTGAAGAGTTAATTTTCTAACTACGCCGTGTAGTTTGTTTAGCAATGCATCAATAGCTTTATCGTCTAATTGAACACTCTGGACTTCATTTAGTTTAGTCGCAATTTCGTGATACCTAGAAACAATACCACTAATATTCTTAATAATTTCACCTTGTAAAAAGGTAGATATAATCTTATCAATACCATTTAACGGTGAACCTGGACCAGAAGCAGATAAGTCTTTTATAACACCAGAAATTAAGGTAATCTTTCCCTGAATTACTTCTGGAACAATATTCACACCTTGGATTTCATTTAATTTGGTTGCGATATTGTGATACGAATCAACAATGCTACTTATCTGACCAACATTTATATTCTTGACGAAGTTTTTAGCCGCCTCCATAGCCAACTTCATAATTGAGTCGCCATCATTTGCGGACACTAGTTTTAAGGTATCGCCAATCAGAGTTATTTTACTATTGATAGCCTCTTTATCAAGAGGAATTGCGGCTATTAAGGCTAGTTTAATTGCTATATCTTTATACGAATTAACAATAGAGTTGACAGCCACCATATTTATTGCCTTGACTGCATTTTCAAGTAATCCACCGACATTAGCCTTCGCCATATGAGCTATGACTGCAACTAACATATCTACTTTAGCTTTTACGCCATTCACATCGCTGGTTACGGCTGAGTCTACATAAGCAATCGCCTTAGCTGCCGCTACCATTCCACCTAGAATGCCAAGGAGAGCCACTAATCCAGCTCCTAGGAATAGAGCACCAACACCAGTAGCCATAATTGCACCTAGAACCCCAGCTAACACACTTATAGCACCAATCCCAATCGCCATGTTAGCTACCTTAGAAGCGAAACTTGCGATATCACTTGGTACTACACTATTCGTGTAAGCAATAGCTTTAGCCGCTATAGCTAATGTACCCGAAATGAGAATCAAAACTCCCAATCCAGGAATAATATGTTTCCCTAATTTACCAACAATTCCACCTAGTATGGCAATTGCACCTACACCTATACCAAGGTTTATAATCTTACTGCCGAACTCAAGAATATCTCCTGGGATAGCCTGATTTGCGTATTCCAAACTCTTTGCCAAGATGGCTATACTTCCAGCTATAAGCACCAATTTGAAGAGGCTTTTAGCATTGCTACCCATTTTATTAGATAGGGCAACTAATACGCTCATACCTAGAACAACGCCACCCATAAGTCCCATCTTTGCGGCTAATCCACCCAAGTCTTCTGGCATAGACTCATATGCGAATTTGAGTGCGTATCCAAGGGCGGCAATAGCTCCAGCCATAAGAACTAGGTTAATAATCCCAGATCTCATGGTAATCATCATTTTCTGCCCCTTAGTCATTTGAGAACTCATTGACTCGATAGGAGCTAGTATATTGCCACCTTTCACCGCTGAAGCAGTAGTTTTTCCTATCCCGAATAAAGCATCTCCGAATTTCTTTATAGAAGAAGCAGTACCTAAGAATGCTTTACCTAGATTGACAATTTTTCCAGCAGCAGCTCCACCAGCAATAGCAATCATAATTCCTTGTAATACAGGAGTCGGGAATTTAGCTATAGTATCTGCTAATGTAGCTAGAATGTTGACAAAAGCAGTTAAGACCTTAGTAACTCCATCACTTGATGCTAATTGGGCGAAAGATTGAGCAAGACTACCTGCTAATCTACCTAATGCTCCTAGTAAATTACCTACAGCGGTTCTGAACTCATCACTTGAAGCCATAGCTCTAGTGAAGATAAATGCCAAAGCCACTACAGGGGCACTAACACCACCTACAGCCGATCCAACACCTCCTAATGCTCCTAACAATCCTCCTGCACCACCAGTAATACTACCAACAAAGCCAAGGATTTGCGTACCTAGAATTGCGAAGATAGGAATAAGAGCTTTAATGTCGAATCCACTAGCAAGCATTTTAGATCCAAGACTTTCAATACCGCCAGCTAATTTATCTACATAGTCAAGCACTCGACTAATTGCCCCAGGTAGTTTGTCAGCTAGTTTGTCAATGAATGGACTAATAGCCTCGCCCAAACGCCCCATAACGCGTTGCATCTTTTGACCTGTTGCACTTGATCCAGCAAGAGTGTCAGCAAAGATTTTAGTTAAGCGAACAGTAGACTGGTAAATGCCTTTTTCAGAAGCCTGGAAACCTTTTTCAGCATCAACAGAGTAGCCAACTAGGGCGGCTCCAATATCTGCTAAGCGACCTTTCGCACGACCACTCTGATATTCAAGGGTAGCAGTAAACTTACCCATTGCTAATGCACCGTTTGCGGCAACAGCCTCAAAAGCCTTTATAAGTTTGTCAGTATCAATTTTCTTCCCATCTATGAAACCACGAACTTCACCCGTACCAATGTTTAACTGTTTAGCCAACTCTTTGTTAAGGGCAGGAACAGCCTGTACTAATTGGTCATATTCGTTCAATCCGAATTTCTTCTGTGCAGTAGCTCGTCCATATAGCTCTGCCAATTCATCAATGCCACGTCCTGAAGCGATGGAAACTTTACCTAACAATTCAAGTTGTTTAGTAACGTCTTGTAAAGAAGCTCCATATTTAAGAATGCTATTAACTGCCTCAATGGTTGGAAAACGTGAGAAGACGGAACCGACACTGTCTTTGTTCATGCCTTTATAGAACTTGAAGGCTTGAGCCATTGCGTTGTTGGCGTTTTCGATTGACCCTGTTAAAGAGATGAAGGAAGCGTTATTTTTAGCGACAAATTCAGCACCTTGAATACCAGATTTAGCTTGTTGGGCTATCATAGATCCTACAGCACCACTAAGAGCTGTAACACTATTTAGAGCTAGATTAGCACCTTGTACTACAGGTGAAAATAGATCCATGCCCGCGGCACGAACTTTAGAAAAGCTAGCACTTAAGTCGCCGAAAGAAGACCTGAGATTGTTAGCATTTTTAGTAGCATTGGCTAATGAATCTCTTGTAGCTCGATCTATACCAGAAAGTTCTTTACCCAAATCAGAAGCTTTAGATGAGGCTTCTTTCATTCCAGCATTAAAAGCAGATAAATCTGCTTCAACAACCCATCTAACTATTCCACCTGTAACTGCCATTATTTCGCTAACCTCTTAAAATGTTCTGATAATTTCTTTACTCCCTCTCCTTTTTTAGTGTGCGGTGCTGCTACAATCTGAGTAAGATTGAACATTTTCTCTGCCTCTAACTTTCTAGCTATTTTGATGAGAAGTTTGATATCTCTAGCTGGTAGTTTGCGAGCCTCCTTAAGTGTGTATTGCGGATAGTAGTATGCAACAGTAGCCCAGATATCTCTATCCAACGTAGTATCCTCACTAGAAGGAACAGACTGAGCTGCTGTTACTACTGCCATTTACGACACCAATTCTTTAATCAATCGTTCATTAAGTCGACGTAAGACTACAATATTCACCTTTTTCAAGGTTTCTTTGATTGGTGTTTCATGCCCAACTGGAGTAATTAGACCGTGAATAAAGTCTTCCATCTTAGCGTTTACTTTTTCAATTTGCTCGTCTGAGGCTGTATTTTTTATAGCCTCGAATTGAGTAACCAACTTAACAAATGGACGAATTTCATCTTGAGTTGGGTATCGCATATCGTATGCAAGACCGTTTATTTCAAATTGAAATGCATCTGAAACATCATCGTTAAAGTTGAATCGTTCTGAACTCATCTGGTTCTTCCTCCTTTTAATTGTTATATATTTATTATAGCATTAAGGTTAGTTTGCCTTATGAGTCAACTTGATTTAACCCAAGCCAGTTATTTGACGTATTCCACAACAATACTAATCTCTGACCATCCCCACGGATAGCTACCATTTATATTGACATTAGATTCTGTTATAGTAGAAACACCAGCTTGGTGTGTGGATTCAATATATGGAAGTACTTGTTTTCCAAGCTCGTTTGATAATGTCCCTCCTAGATGCATACAGCCAGAATATGAAATAATCTCCCAAGCTCTTGTCAGTCCTGTAATACCATGAGGTATAGATGGACTACTATTACCGGTGAAATTGACTTTACCACGCACGACTTTACGAAAAATAGGGCGACCATCAATCCATTTCTTGCCAGTGTCCACTTCTGTATCCTTATATTTATAGGTAGGTATATCTGTGAAATCAATATTCTCTACCTTAACAGACTTAGTTTCATTCTTAAGATAATCCTCCAGCACTCTATCCTTCATTTCATTAGTGAAATTGTTGTCTGTATGTACATACCTAGAGTCTTGTACAATATTCGCTGGCTTGTTTTTGATGTATGAAACACTTGAAGAATTGCTTTGTTGCCAATCTGCCTGTATCTGAGGTGCATTTCTTTGAGCTCCTGTTTCGATACCTGCTAACTTAGTTTTTTCTGTCTGAGTATATGGTTGGTCTAATAATGCTAATTTGGCTTTATCTTGAGCAGTGATAGATTCAAGGGTTTGTAACTTAGTCTTTTCTTGTTGAGTAAAGATCTGTGTTTGAGCAAGTTTATTCTTTTCGGCTGTAGTAAACGGTTCTTGAAGAAGTTGTAACTTAGCTTTATCTGCTGGGCTTATAGATTCCAGATTATCTAGTTTAGTTTTATCTTGTTGACTGAATACTTGTGTTTGGCTTAATTTATTCTTTTCAACAGGTGTGAATATTTGGGTTTCAGATAACTTATTCTTCTCATTCTGAGTCAGTATTTCTGTAGAAGCAAGTTTATTTTTCTCTACCGTAGTGAAAATCTCTGTTGTGGCAAGTTTATCTTTCTCTTGTTGAGTGAGTATTTTAGTTTGGGATAGCTTAGTTTTTTCGTCTTGGGTAAAAGGAATATAAGTATTGTCGATTTGTTTTAGATTTGTAGGTTTGTTCTTAATATAGGCAGGATCAGATGTATTCGAAGCCTTCCAGTCAGATTGTACAGACGCTCCACCACCGCCACCACCTTGAACTTGAATCCAGTCGTTAGAATTGAAACTTGATCCAGAAGTAAAGCTTCTTTTAGCAATATACAATGAACCGCTATTAACACATAGAGATCCTTCAGAGTATTGCTTGTTGGTTTTAAATTGTTCTACTTTAGCATCTACTGTTACATCTCCTGTTTTACCATTGACAGAAGTAACTTGGACAAACGGTGCATTGACAATGCTGACAACTTCAGGTCCATTTTCGGTTACTGTAGTTTGGATTTGAGGGACTTCTTGAATAGCAGTAGTTAGATTTACATCATCTACCACTTGAGTTGTATTTAGTGAAACCCCATATGAAGGGATTGGTGAGCCTTGATTATTCATTACAATAATTATACCTTATATAAGAAAAAGCCCCGTGTGGGGCTTCTCCTGTTGTCCTAGGGCGTATTACGCTGGAGTCAAATGACCATCGCCAAAGAATTGCAATGCTGCTTGACCAGCTTTTGGCTCTGCGGTAAACGTAACAGTTACGGTACGTAGAACATTGTCCTCGAAGTCGTTGGTACTTAATGCTGTACGAGCGTTGACCAATCGAGTAACCTGACCATTACATGAAATAATGTCTAGATCGTAATTAGTCGTAGCTGTATCACATTTAGCTGCCACGATATCAATTGCTCCTGCATCGTTATTTACTGTTTGACCAGTAGACAACTTAGCATTCTTAGCAACATAGTACTGAGGCAAGATGGTTCGGATAGCTGCAACATCTGATTCAAGCAATTTAACTTCGACAGAAGCACTGTGTGCACCTTCAATCTTAAAGGTACGACCGTCAACTGTTTTAAAGTCGCTAGACTCAATGTCATAGTTCATGCTCATCTCACCAACGTTTGTCAAGGTGTTTGAACCCCATTTGAGGGTGAATGGACCTTTTACTAATGCCATATTTATTTTCCTTTTCTTTTAATTACAGGTTTTTTGAACCACTATTTGTATCTGAATATAGCCATACATACGCTCTTCTGCGTCCAAGTCTTGCCTTATGTTGAAGTTGGTTGTTCGCATAGAGATGATTTCTAATCCTGGTAACGAAACACAGCTACTGCAATTGAATATATCTGTGAGTGCACTCAGCTTAGAATCAACTTGTCTGGCACTTCTCGAGCGAAAATTAACTGTAATAGAATACGCTAGTTGTCGCTCACCTGTCGTATTCATATGAACTTGCGAACCTCCCGACCCAGTTAACCAAAACACTTCCTCTGCTGTAGTGAGTGAGCTAGGTACACGAACCAGGAAGATGTTTTGTCCTCGAGTGCCGAATCCTTTCCTTTCAAGGAAGCTAGCTACATGTTCAAGAATAGTCATTACTCAGTCATCTCCCACAATTCATCAATCTTATCCATAGCACCCTGTACTGCAGATTCAGCGAAGTGAGGTCCAGTGCCAGGAGTTGTGTAATTCTGAAATTGTTTCTCTTCCTGGTAAATGGCGTATGGAGCATTCCATCTGATTTCACCACTTTCGCCATCTACTACCTTTTGAACCATTGTACGCAATGCACCAGTTTTCATAGGAGTTCTATGTAGACTGATAGCGTGTGCTTCCTCTAATAGAAGTCTATTAGTTGTTGCCACTCTATTTCTAACCATGAACTCTACCAGGTCAGTGTTGTCTATAACTCGTCCTGCCATACTCTGTGTATCCTCGATAAGAAACAATGAACATTATTGACTTCGCCTCCTAGTAGCTTTCGCAATCCTAGCTCGACTCGTGTAATTTTATACGTTTGAGGTCTATCTTCTAGATCTCTTACCATTACATAGCACCCCTGTAAGTTGAATCCGCTACCTGTAGCTATAAGAGTTTCTGGATCTAGGTAGAGGTGTGCATCAATTGCTTCTGTATATGTATCGTTCTGGTATGTTACTGATGAACCTAGAAATAGCAACCCCTTAAGATTTATTGAGTTAGCATTAGATTCATCACCATATTCATCACGATATTGCCAGGTTAATACAACGTCATCTACATAATCTATCGGACAATTCATACCACTGGAATCCTAACTACAGAACCATATGGACCAGCATAACGCTTGAGTAATAACTGCATTTCAGGTCTGTGTTCTGGTGGTGTGGTATTTCCTCTAGTCCAGGAGTGTCCATCCACTGATTCAGATTTGATATCTCGAGTTGGGTCGCCATAAAACTTAGCCATATCTATAAGTAGATATACCAAGTCATTCGGAACGGAATCAACTTTCTCCTCAAAATCCACCCAGTCAGCGGCTACTGCCAACTGAACACAACCACTGCATCCGCAATCACATCCACCCTCTGTACATTTAGCAATAAAGTTTCCAATGCCATTAGACGAATATTCTGGAAGGTAAGAATCGAAGTCTTTAACAGTTACAACTCGACCTTTCCCCACTACTCTGACTAATTTGACGGCATAGACTTCATAGAATGGGTCAACTCGCCACTTCTTATCTTTAGCATTGTATGGAAAAATCTTGATAGAGCCTCGTGTTGGTGTTGCTGGCAATAGGTCTTCAGTCTTGAGTACGTCAGTACAAGAACATTGCGTTGTCTTGCCAATTTCCGTGTAAAGGTTCGTAGGAGATAGAGTGTAGCCTAGCAATGTTTCAAGCCTAGACTGAACGTTATCTAGAATGAGTTGTAGTTTGTTCTCATTCCGAACGGTTTCGCCTGTCAATTGAATATATTGGTAAACTTTCACATCTATCTCCTATTATTATTCTAGTGGTATTTAACCGTTCAATACTAAAGATTGGTCAGCCTTAATACCTGCAACACGTGCGATATCGTGGAAGGCACCACCGCGGTAGAACGAACCACGCATAACTAGCTCGTTACGCTCGTAAGCAGACTTCTGCTTTGTACCATCTGTGTAAGATGCTTCGCTAGACATTGTGTATTGCAAGCCACCTGAAGTGTAACCTGTAAACTCACTCAAGTCAGCGTAGAATGCTGCACAAGCGATTGTAACTTCGCCAGTACCAAGTGTGTGTTTAACACTCTCTGTACTTTCGATTGAAGGCATCAAATCGTTTGGAACAACAATGTATGGAGTACCAAAGATTGTTGGAACTTCACCTGATACGAAGATTTCGCCTAGAGGACCAGAAACGCCAGCCTTCAATGCGTGTTTCTTCAATGTAGCAAATGTACGTGCGTTGAAGATAAGAGTACCTGCAACACCACTATCGCTAATCTTAGCAATAACATCCAACCATGAAGTCATAGCGTCTGCATCTGTCTTACCACCATACATTAATTCGGCACCAGCTTCGGTAGCAGCTTGTTGCAATTTAGCAATAACCAATTGAGCACGTTTACGATCGTAGTCTTGTCGGTATTGTTTAGCAACATCTTCAAGCAAGTCAATAGCGAAGAATCGAGTAGCGGCAGTACATACAGGTGTAACAGCTGCAACTTCTTCCATCTTCTCAATCTTGTGTTCAGCAGTGTATTCACTCTTTGGCTTTAGGTTACCATCGTTGCCATCATCACACAATGCAACATTCTTCATGTTGATTGAACCCTTGCGGCGGATCCAAGCAAACTCTAGAGAGTCAGTTTCACGCCACTCAGTAGCCTCAAGAAGTTTTGAGTAGTCACTTTGTGAACCAACAATCTTGTTGTACATTTCTGGTGGCATAACGAAGTTGCCCATTGAAGTGATTGTCATTGAGTTGCGGGCAATACCAGCTTCCTTCAATGCGTTCAAGTTTACTTCGTTAATTTGTTGTACGCGGTCAAAAGCACGTAGGTTTCCACCCTTTAGGGCTTCCCACATAGAGTTAACGTGTGTTTGGTAACGCTCTTTCCAATCCATATCTGCGAACTGGTTGGTCGTCTTTGCAACTTCCTCACCTGCTTTAGCTTCGCCTTCTACAGCTGGCTCTTGTGCGTTTTTAGCGTAAAAGTTCTTAACGAAACCTTCGAGGACTGCGTTCATCTCTTTTCGCAATTCGTCTTTTGTCATTTCGATTTCTTCCTTTTCTGTTTCAGCTTCTGCTGAGTTTTCTTTAGCGATTTCTTCCAAGCCTTTATCAGCCTCTTTAGTATCGCCTTCTAATTTTTTCTTTTCTAGAGCAATAAGCTCCTTTACTGCCTCGGTGAGATCTTCAACAACTTTGTCACTGACCTCATTGTCAACAGCTTCCACTTCAGTTTCTACTTCCTCTTGTTCAGCGTTTTCAACCTTTTCGGTTTCTACCTCTTCTTTTACATCTTCCTGAACTTCAGTTGTTTCTACTTCGGTGTTTTTGACTTCTTCTTCAGTCATATCTTCACCTTTCTCGGTTACTAACTCAAGGGTTCTCAGGTGCATTCAGCATAGAAACAATAGGTGGC